TGTTTTGCTCGTCAAGAAGACGCGCCATGTGTGCCATGACATCCAAAGGATCATGCTCGTTAGAACCGAAACCAATGTCCAAGTTACCAGTGCCGTCAAGAGTTCCTGCGGCTAGGTCAGTAGCACTATCGCTACCAAGGATGTGGTTAGGGCTTGAAGCTGAAACACCTGCAAACATCTTAGCAATTACACCTGCGTCAAATGCGTCACGCAAAGCGTAAGCGGCAGATGAAGATGCAACTTCTTTAAAGTTTACGTGAGACATAGCTGTTTCAATATCATCAACTTTAAACTTGAATGCGTTAGCAATATCAACAATCAAAGTAGTTTCAATGTCAGTCAGCTTAGTCTGAGCTACGTCAGCGCCACGCTCATAAGCGGCTACAGTGATTACTGGCTCTTTGATGATCTTTACAGAGTCACCGAAACCTGTGATTTCACCACTGTAATCAGTGTTGGTAATTGCTTCAGCTACCGATGCCTTACGGAAGAAGTTAAGAACCTTCTTAGAAAAGACTGAGGGTAGGAAGAAGCTGTTAGTTTGACCAGTAACTGAGTTACCAAAGTTACCGTTTGTGTCTGTGCTTTGCTCAAATAGAGCGTCTGATGTGTTAAAAGCCATGTTATGTTACTCCAAAAAAAGACAATAATGTTTAATCTACTATCCTGCCTTCCATAATAGCTAGGTCAATATCGGCTTCATACTTGTCGAATTGAGCCATAGACAGTTTAGTGATTTCCCGTTGTGACCAAATCTTAGGCTCTTTGGAATCTATTTGAGTAGTTCTCGTAGATACCATGTCTGCCGCTGAAGATTTGGGGGCTTGTGATTTTCTTGTCTTCTGCTTACTTCCAATCTTAATACCATTTTCCATCTTATAAAGATCAATAGCTTTTATCGCTAATGAAACATTGTCTGGGTTTTCATAGATCCAACCTTGAATTGCTTCTGGTTGTTCCTTAGCCCATTCGTGAAACTTGTCATCGCCTCGTATATCCTCAAAATCAGGATGTCGAGAACGCAGTGTAGTCTCCGCTTCTTTACGTTGGATGTTTGCTTCTCGTTCTTCAAGAACAGACATCTTAGTTTTCAAAGCTTGTAGTTGCTGTTCACTTTGTAAGTGTGCAACGGTTTCTACAGTTTCATATAGATCAGGATACTGCTCTCTAAAACTTTCAAGATCTTCGGTTGACTTAGGCGGGGCATACGCAGGTTGCGTTTCTTGTGCCATCGCTGTAAGCTGTAGTTCTTTCTGTTTAAAATCAGCTATCTTCTGATCGTAGTGTTTCTTTAGGTCATCGTATCGTTTTTTATAATTTGTATTTCCTTTGGGAGCTTCTTCTACTTGTTCAGGGGCCGCAGAGCGGGTAGCCTGTGAGGGTTCTTCAAAGAAAAGCGTATCTGCTTTACCTCTACTTGGAGCATCTGGCGTGTGCCAAGCCTTCTTAGAGTTATACGGATTCGCAGTTGGTTCTTCCATTTGTTCGTTTGCAGTTGACATATTGATCACACTCCTGTTGGGGCTTGCTAGTCTTTCAAGGTGGCTATATTACTCGCGTTTGTAATATAGGGTCTTGATACTTCAAGGTGGCCTCTAGGTAAAAAAATAATAAAGGGTTCAGCGAACTGAAGTAGCTTTATCGTATACTTGGCATTTGGTTAGCAGAGATCATTTGTTTCTTAACCTCTTCTTCACTATCATACGAATCCATATCGTCTTCGCTTGTTAGACCTCCAAATGCTTTCTTCATTAAATAACCACCATCAAAGGCTTTCTCAGCTTCGTCCATCATAGTTTGTAGCTGATCAGCGCCCATTTGATCGGTAGCCTTTTTGGTGAAAACAAATTCACCATCCGATAACCTTGCGGGAATCGAATCTGATACTCCAGTGCCAAGGCCACTTACTTCGCCTTCGCCAGAGAACTCTCCTGCAACATCCATAACCTTATCAAAGATGCCACTTAGACGTTCATCACCTTCTAGAACGCCCATTAAATATTCTTGTTCTTCTGTATCTAAAGACTCGCCTAGTACATAGCCTACGTAGTCTTCTTCCATCTCATCATCTGGTAGCTGTGAAGCTTCTGCCGCTTCTTTCTCATCTTCTGGGATGTTGTCGTATGTGTCTTCAGGCATCTCGTCTTCCATTTCCATTTCAGGAGGCATGAGCATAGAGCCTTCAGCGTACTTTAGTTTTCCACCTACATTTTTAGCTTCGCGTACATTATACTCACGACCTTCAAATTCGAAAAACTCTGCTTTTTCTTTTTTAGCTTTTCGTTGAGCTTCTCTAAAAGCTTTTCCACTATCACTATCTTTTTTATAGGTAGGATAGTCTTCAGGATTTATTCTTTCTTCTTCAGAGTCTGACATGACTGCAAGAGTCCCTGCACCGCCTAATAATGTTCCTGCTCCTAATCCTGCTACTCCAGTTACAGCTTTATCATCTCTTGAAGTTTTTGTAGCTCGTATTAAAGATTTAGTTCTTTCTTGATTTTCAGTTGCAGGTTTTAAAACGCTTGTTACAAAAGCATCTAAATCGCCTTTGCCCCCACCGCCAGTAGCATAGTTTTCAAACTTGCTTAAATCCCGCTGTTCAGACTTATTGTTTTTTAAAATTTGGTTAAGTTTATCAAAATTATTATCTTTGACATCATTAATAGCTGTTTGTATTTCTGCTCTTTTAGGTGGTTTTCCTTTTTTAACACTCTTGCTTTTCTTTACAGCCTCTACAATTAATTTTATTATGCCGCCCCCCGCATACTCTTCACGTTCAGGAGAACTTAATATAGAGCCACCAGACATAAACCCTTGTGTTTGATTTTCTTTAAATCTTCTGTTAGCTTCTTCTAACTTCCGATCCATTTCTTCTTGGTCTAGCCTTTCTTGATGTTCTTCAGCATCTTTAGACGACATAAATTGTTCAGGATCTTCTTCAAGCTCTTGAATTGTAGTGTTTTCAACTCTAACTACCTTACCATCAGCATACATTGCTCTACCGCCATACATCTTGCCTTGTCTTTTTTCTTGTTGCATTCTGTAGCGTTTGTCATCCATAGATTCTTGCATTTCTTAATCCTCAATTCTTTGTTTGGCTTCTTGTATTTGTTCTTTCAGTTGTAGCAAATTAGCCAGAGAACTCACTCTCCCCTGCTTGCGGTACAGTTCCAGTTCCGATGTTGCCACCGCCAGTGCCTGTAGCTCCAAGGTTCGGAGGTTGTTGAGATGCTCCTTGAGGGCCTCCCATAGCTCCCTGTTGTTCGTCAGGGGCGACAGCTTCGCCGCCATTTGCTTGTCCAACATTTTGCGCTCCTATAATTTGTGCCATCATTGCCGCTTCTTCTGGATCGTTAAGGATCTCATCAGGGTCAAGATCGAGGCTGTAAGCTAACTCACTTACAATCTTAGAGATCTTAACGAACGGTGCAATAGCAGGATTCTGAGCAGTCTGTAAGAACATTGTTAGTCGCTGACTGCGTACTTCTTTCTGCATAAGGCTATTTGTACCCATTGCATTTACTTCTAAATCACCTTCAATAGCTAACTCGCCTTCAAAGAACTGCATGTTCCACTGGTAATATGATCTTCCTAGTGGACGTAACAAGAAATCATCTATGTTCTTAACTACAGTTTTAATGTTGAGACTTGCCGCACCTAGTAGCATCGACATACCAGAAGCTGTACGAGTCATAGACTGTACGCCTGTCTGTCCGTGAGAGTAGCTAGGTATACCTGTCTGCTCATCTGCAAGCTGACGGAACTTATCGAACATCTGCAAGTTTTCTTGTGTTGTATTAGGGAACTTAATGCCATGAATAGCTTGACCTTGCATTCCTGACTGCCTTCTGAACACTTTTCCGGGATATATTTCCATAGATTGTCCACCTACTAGGGCAGACTCATCAACGTCAAAGACTACTGAGCCAGATAGCGCAAGATTATCAATAGCCATACGTGCATGACCATTCATTATTTGTTGCGAATCGTCCATATTCTCAGCAACGCCAATACCAAAGAAAGAATAAGGATTACGCTCGTAAGGAAAGGCATTGTATGGGAGTCTGTACGGAGTGAATGGATTAACAACCCCACGTAACAGCTTGCCATTACTAACCCAAGCATTAACCTGTACTTCATCTAAATCGTCTACCTCGTCTGGGAGTTCCATTCCTGCTTCTCTAGCGTATTGTGCGTCCATTACGCCCCAGTACTCCAATACTTCAAAAAGCCCATCACCATACTCTTCTGTGTGGTGATTGTCCTTCAATTCAGTCTCATAGTCTTTTTCAGTGTAGTTAGATCCCATAACTAAACATTCGCGGATCTGATCTTTGTTGAAATGAGGTAGCTTTGCTAGACCTCTAAGCTGTGAGCGGTTCATTTTGTGGCGGTGAAAAGTGTATTCGCAGTCTTCCATTGTTGTTGCATTAGGATCTGGAAAGAAGTCCCAGATACTTACAAACTCAATGCGCGGTACACGTACTGATAGCGGATTGTACGTTCTTTCGCCTGTCTCTTCGTCTTTTTCCCAACGACTAAGAGTTTTATTAAAGTTAAATGGGCCTTTAACAACTCCTGTGCCAAACAACGCAGACTCAAACAACGCATTACGCAGTTCAGAAGAGCCATTAGACTCTTCGATCTGGTCATGTATTAGTTTTTCCATAAGTCTAGCGGCATCTTTAGCCGGAGCAAGCTGTAAAGCCTGTGGATCAGGGTTAGGGCCATCTTTAAACGCTACACCTGCTTCGTCTAAAGCATTTTCTAACGCTGATTCACCTGATGAGAACGTAGCTCCTGCTTTTAAAACCTTACCATCACCTTCATATCCTACGTCAAAAGGGTTTACAACCTCTTCTGGCGTTTCTTCTTTTTGTTCTGGTTCAGAAGTTTCAATACTAGGAGCATTATCTAAATGTTTATACGTAGAAACACCTTCAGGAACTTTGGTTTCTTTAACGCCTATCGGGAACTGACCTGTACCAAAGATAACATCTACTAGCTGACCAAAAGCCGCAATGACTTTAGTCTTAGTTACTTTAATAAAGACTCTAGACTTCTCAGACTCTCGGAACCTTACGCTTTTGCCGTAAAGTCCACGAAAGTTATGGTAGGCTTGGAGCCATCGAGCTTCATCATGCTCTCTGGCCCTTTCTGCTTGTGCAAAACGATCTTCTACCAAGCCTACAAATTTGAGTCGTACAGCTTCTTCAAGGGTCAGGTCAAGACCACTCTCGCCTTCTACTGGCGAAAAGTAAATCTCACCTGCGTTTCCGAATAAACCGTTCTCTTCTTCACTCATTTAAGTTTTCCTTAGAGTTCTTGGAACTGAGCAATATAAGTAACAGTAGTAGCGGCAGTTGCAAGGTCTGCTCCAATTGGTCGCAAAGTAATAAAGACATTACGAGCCGCGGCAGAGTACAAAGCACCTGCAATAACAATAGCTTCGGTAGTTGCGGGGCCACCTTTAGGGCCAACTCCGGTAGTAGCAAACTGGTTAGCCGCTTTACCGTGTGAGTTTTCAATCAGATATAAAGGTACGTTAGCTGTCCAAGTTACAGCGGCTCCACCGTCATCTAGAACGGCTGTAGCGGCGAGTAACTGCGCTCCTGCTGAAGCAGTACCAATAAAGATGTCTAAGTCATTACCACTTGAACCCGCAGTAACGAGGTTACCTTGAGGATAAGCGATTAAGTTAGTTAGGACTGTTCCTGCGGGCTGAGCAATCGTAACAATAGTGTTTGTGTCATCTGTAACTGCGATGGTAGCTGTCGTTACTTTTACTTCATTAGTAGTGGTTACTTCTTGATCTGGATTAGTCGTATCTACACGAGCGGCTAATCTACGTACATCAATTGCGTTTGATGCGTCATTTACGTCTTTACGAATATTTACTTGTGCCATAATTACATTCCTTTTATTTTAGTTTGTTCAATAACCAAATGTTGAGTCTACAGGGCTATATAATCTTTCCCGATGAAACTGTCTCATTTGACTTATCGTGTCGTTGATGCGTGGTCGTGACATAATCAGATAACGTAGTGCATCGTAAGCGTGATCAGGTGCATGAGTATCTACGTCTTCTGGGTTGCGTTTATCCAGAGGAATACTTTGTAGTTCGCGTATCAGGTTCGGGCATGTATTAAATAATTGTATTTTGGGCCTACCGCTTTGCATGACTTTTAAGTATTCGTGGATTTGAATCTTTCCTTGTATCCTATTCTTATCTGCTCTCCTGAGCTTGTGTCCTGCTCTCTGAAGCGTTTCGCCTATCGTTGGGCCTGTAGTACCTGTTCGGCTCCAACACGCTGTATCAAGCACTCCTTGGACTGAGAAGGGGTCTTGCATCTCCATGGTTGTAATCAGTTCTGCAAGCTCTGTACCTAACAATCCTTTTTGGTATAGTTCTCTATATACTATTAATGTTCCATCACTGGGATCAACAGCCGCCCAAATACAGGCGCTCTCTGATGCGTAACCGTAGTCAATTCCTTTTACGCGCTCCCAGTGTACTGGTATTTCAAAAGGCGTAATAACATGTAGCTTTGGAATAAACTCTGTGAAGGCCGCACCTTCTGCAACATCCCAATTACCTTCTAGGAGTTGCTGACGCTGTGTAGGCGGTAAAGCCTTCAGCATCTTTTCATAGTTTCCATCTGTTGCTAGGAAAGGATTATCCTGTAGCCTAGCGGGTATAAACTTCCGTGTTAAGCCGTCAGCCCCTTCAAAGGACTCACAGGGTACAGCAGGGTCAATGTATCTCTTCTTAACCCATGTAGCTCCCGCGCCGCCCGGATTCGCTGTACAACGCATGTAGCATGTAATTGCGCTATCAGTTGTCCGTAACCGCGATGCAAGATAGTTCCAAGCAAACTCTGTAGGAAGATGTGTGATCTCATCAAACCCTATCCAACTATATGCTTGTCCTTGGTAGCGGTATACGTCTGCATCACGCTCCAAGAATCCAAACTCTATCTTTGCACCGCTTGGGAAGTTCCAAAGTTTCTCTACTTCCTTATACTTACATCCCGGAAATGCTTTCGGGTACAACTCTCTACTCTTGTCTATAAGCTCTCTAAGTTCTGGCATAGAGCGTCTTATGATTAGACCCCTGTGAGCGGATCTGTGGGCGTAACGTAATGGATCTACTAACATAGCGTAGGACTTACCACCTCCTGCCGCTCCACCGTAGAGAACATCTGTTTCTCCTGCGGCAAGGAAGTCTTCTTGTGGGCCTTCATTGGCCTTGAAGATAACATCCTCTTGAGCTTCAGTTGCTAAAGAAGAAGGTAAGGATGCTAGTTCAACGTCTTCTATGACATTAGAGCTTTCTGTACCTTCTAACTTATTAAGAGTCTTTGTAGTTGTACTTATGGACTTCTTAAAACTATCGACTTTAGCTTGAGCCGCCTTTAATTTCTTTTTCTTTTCTTTTACTGTTCTTTCTGCATCCATCTTTGCTTTAGTCTTTGAGTGGTAAGTATAACCACGCCCTTTAGACCCTTTAGCTCTACCTGCTTTCTTACGCGGAGTGCCGTCAACCTTGAGTACGAAATTGCCTTCTTCGTCTTTAAGGTAGTTATCAGGATTAACATCCCAATCATCTTGCATCTTTAGACGCTATCTTCTTTAAACCACTATGAGAGAGCTTGCGGCCTGTTTGATACTCTAGCCATATAGATCCTTCGCGCAGACTTAATGATTCACTCTTAATTAAATCTACAACCATGTCTAAAGCCTCTATCTCTTTAAGGATTGGCTCTAGTAAAGCATCGTTCTTCTCATCTAGCTTATAGCCAAAAGGAATAGTGCTACTAGACCTCCTCATAATTACCTTCTATTACTGTTTCTGTCTTAGCAGGAAGTATAAATAAACCTCCAGAAGTATTAACAGTAACATCTAGCCTATCTGTCTTGCCTAATCCTACACGGTCTAGGATGGTCTGTGCGGCCTGTATACGCATATTAGCCTGTGGGATAGGTTCTGCACTATCCATAATGTGTACAAGCTTTAAAGCGGCTTTAGGGGCGCTCTGCGCTAAGATGTTTGTAGCTAGATCTAGTATCTCAGTCTTCAAGCTTTTAACAACGCTATTGATGCTAGAGTTTGAGTACCCTGCCATCTCTCCTGCAAGCTTAGTGTCACCATTACAGGTTACTAAGTTATCTATGAAGGACTGTTGTTTAGTTGTTAATTCTTTATTCTTTGTCATGTACTACATTATAGCCCTAGAATGGAGGTTTGTCAAGTGTTATTTTACTTATTTGTTAAATAAAGGTACGAAAGTACTTGACAGATTGCGAATCTGAGGCTATAATAGATATTAAGCCCTCAGGGTTATATAGCCATTCTAGGCTACCTATCTACAGACCCCTTTTCAACAAGGGGAAAAGAATATCTTCTCCCCAACCCCTTTCCTGTATAGTCTTTAAAGCCCCGCCCCAATCTGGTACACACTCTAAACCTTCTCAAAATGTATAACATTGTGTATATATGGGGGGGGAGGGGTATGGCGACCTGCCCCGCCTAGACAGCCTACTATTTATAGTCGTTTTCAAGCGGGTCATGCGATCGCCTATCACACCTGAGCTTTAAAGTCCACATAAATTTAACAGATCTGAATCACTAGCAGAAAATACCTTTAAAGTCTATCAAGTGTGCCAAATTAAATAAATTAAATAGCTTGATAACTGGTGTACAGTGTGATAGGACTCCAAAGCCTTCAAAGATCAATAGCTTTAAACTATAAAGACTATATAAATTAATATCTTGCAATATACTTTTATATAGTCTAAGGAATCCTACAAGATTCTAAAACCCTCTCTAATCCATTCTAAGCCATTCTAGCCATACCCTTTATGATTAATCCTATTTCCTTTTTAAACCCTTCAGAATCTATTAGACGCTATTGAGTCTCTATAGTCACAGCTAGTTTAAATAAACTATTGTATTATCTTTTATTGTGTGTTACTCAAGACTCCTTATGTAAATATTTATAACGGTTATAAAATCTATTTAATTTAATTTAATTTATTTTGCTATGGGGTGTTGACATAGGGATTCAACTAGTCCAGTATGCACCTATCAACTTAAAAAACTAAATAACTTTAACCAATACAGGAAATACTAAAATGTCTAATCAAATAATCACTACTGAAATTAGTCTTAAAATTGCAATCAAATGTGCCAACGGATTGAAAGCCGGAACAAAAAATAAAGCAATGGTGACAGAGCTAACAACTAGCGCAGTCATGGCGCACCTAAGCGGTGTTGGTGTTGTTGATACCGTAGGCATTAGCGGTGCAGATTTCATTCTTGCTCTTTGGGGAGCTTTAGAGGATAACAAAGAAGCCCTTGCAGTCTATCGCGCCCAGTTGAACCGCATTAGTAAAAAGATACGCAAAGAGAACGGCGACAAAAACCCTTTAGCTCTAACAGTTAAAGACGGTAAGCTAGTCGATGTTATACCGCGCACCGCGAAGGGTACTACTGGCGAAGGCGAAGGCGAAGGCGAAGGCGAAGGCGCAGAGACTAGCGCACCAGATACCGCTATAGATCCCGCGATTAAACTAGCTTTTGAGGTGCTCTCTCGCATGATTAAAAAGGAAAAAGACGAGAAGCAATTGGACGCACTAAAAACCGCGGTTGCGGTACTAGCCGCCAAGCTATAAGATATATATGGATAGCCGCTAAACACTGGCGGTTTTACTAAATAGATTTTATAACCGTTATAAATATTGGAGCAATAGACTATGAATAACCAAAGTGAGAAGAATTTACGCGAGGCTGAAATTGAAATAGCTTACGAGTACCTGCGCCAAAAAGATTGGGAGCGTATGAATCGCAAGCGTGAGATTGTGAGTTGGATTACTCTAACTATAGTTTTTGTGGGTGTTGCTGTCATGGCAATAGGTGCAATCTATCTTGTAGTTTTAAGCTAAATAATTATAACCGTTATAAATATTGGGGCATGATATGAATATTAAGACTAAAGCTGAGCTATTTGAAAAGTGGTCTAGCGACCAAGATTGGAAAGACAATGAGCATTGCGATCTTGCTTGGAAGTTTGATAGTGATTGTAAAGTATTTGATTACTACAATGATAGTGGTGAAGTGTACGGTGAAAGAACGCTTATCACTTTTAGTGATGGTACTGAAATAACAATGAACTATAAAGGTGAAATAGAATAATGAATAGATCAATTTTAATTGAAGTTAAACAGAGTTACGGACGGCCAGTAATTTATCCGGCTTGTAATAATGCAGAGACTTTTGCTAGATTAGCAGGTACAAAAACGCTTACCGCTTCAACGCTTGAATTGATTGAGCAGTTGGGGTATACTATCGACACCGTGATACCCAAGTGGCGTATCACAAACTAAATAATTATAACCGTTATAAGGGAAATAAAATGTTGAATATTAAAATAATGCGGGCCTGTACGTGGTTCGATGATAAGCGCGAACGTGGGTTCGTGGTGGTTAGTGCTAACAGTGTGCTAGAGTTTAGCTTTAATAAACTGCGGAGGCCGTATGTTAAGTATGATTTTAAGCATGGCTATCATGTGCTTGTAAACACTGGTTTTTTTAATGTGGGTTTGACCGATAAAGGTTAAATAATTATAACCGTTATAAGGATTAAAGATTATGAAACTATTTCATTACAGGAAAGATGCGGTAAACTGTCAAGAATACGCGCAAGTCTCTGCTGATAATATGATGCAAGTCATACTAATGGTGGCGTTAAGCATACAGCAGAACTGGCTTGGCGTTGGTGAGCAACTAAAAGATGTCAGGCTAAATGGCGCAGAGTCTAGGTTTTTGTGGGGTAATAAGATAAAAACCTATAAGTATTTACAGGCCAATTCGCACCAACTATATGCGGATGCAATGGAGGCGATAAACTCTGGTGATTCAGACCGCGATAAAGCAAGGGCATTGATGGAAGTGTTTCTGCGAGTCGATGGTCTAGGCATTCCCAAAGCAGGGTTTACGTGTCAGTTGATGGCCGGATTGGTTGGGTGCATGGACGTACACAATATCAGACTGTATAGGTTAGATATTAAAGATCTTTCACTGTCTAAGAATCCAAAGACTAGCAAGGGTGTCGATGCCAACAACAAAAAGGTGTGGGCGTATATTGATGTGTGCCATGACATAGGCACGGAAAGCCTATGGGATATTTGGTGCGATTTACTAGCAACTAAATCTAAGAAGTGGATTGATGGCGCACATGTAAGTGCGGTACACTACAGCTATTTAACTGATGCTTAATATTTATAACCGTTATAAGGAATAGACGACATGAACATACCAGACAAAAAGTATTATATTATTGATGGCAAAACAGGTGACATTATGTTTTATACGGACGATAACACTGGCTATCCTAGTGTCTGGGAAACCGTTACAGGCCCAGACAACCACCGCTATTATTACACCGAAACAAAACTACCAGAAGATCGTGAAACAAGGACGCGGATATATAAATAAAAAAAAGCTTGACAAGGGTTTTGTCATTGCTTTATACTGAACTCACATTAACTAAATAGGTAAACAAAATGATAGTATTTAATTACGTTAGCAAAAAAGACTTGAAAGAAAATGTCGGTGAGCCGTTGCGCTATATAGAAACTAGCATGTTCGGTGCAGAGTATGTACCTAACGGACAACTGACAGGGGCTAACCGTCCACACACTACAGGTAGAGGACGCGAGTTCTTTGCACAAGTGACAATGCTTGATGGACTAATCAAGTCTGTCAAATAATTATAACCGTTATAAGGAATTATAAAATGAAGACTTTGATAAACGCAGTAGAAGAATGGATAGACCTTAGAATTTTTGCGAACAACAAGAACGCAATCTTTGAGGCTAAGTTTAAAGAGATGTTAGCAAGAGCGCATCAAAACGAAAGTATAGCAGTGAGACAAGCTAATAGAATCGAAGAGCTTGAACGTAGGGTAGCCCTGTGGATTGATGAGGGTGACACCGCAAGACTAGACAGTGTTGATAGTAGACTCGATGATCTTGAATGTAGCATGGATGAAAAGGTTGATAACTGTGATGTTGATGATAAGGTTGAGTCTGCTCTGTCTGACTTAGACCTACCCGATTCATACTCAGTAGAAGTTATGATCGACGATGCACTAGAAACCAAGGTCATGGATGCTGTCAGGGCTGAGCTAGATGCGACCGACTTTAAAATAACAGTGGAGAGATAAGATGAGCCATTCAATCGCAGTGTGGGATCTCACATTCTACAAAATAGATGATGAGGGTAACGAGTTACTCAATGAGGACGGTAGCATCAAACTGTTTGACGCACCTGACTTCGACTGCTCATGGATTACAGAAGATATGGACGATTGCGACCTACGTCTAATGGAGGTGGAGCAATGATTAAATTTCCAAGCGATACAACAGTGCTTACAGAAGAGAACTTCGAAGTTCTAATAGCTATACTTGAAGAGATGCGCGACAGCTTAATGGCTGACCTCAATGAGTCAGGACTGAGCGAGAGAGCAAGCATTGTTTTAAGCCGTGACTATGACAGACTGCGTACCATACAGAAACAGTTAGCACTTACTATGGAGGTTATCAAAATATGACCGCTAACAAAATACCTAAGTTAGTAAGCCAGATAGATCTGGATAAACCCATCCAAACCTACAAGGTGATGGTGTCGGAGGTGCGCGGCTACATGATAGACGTTGCGGCCTCCAATGAGGAGGAGGCTTTGAAGTCTGCGAAGGCTAAGAACTATTATAAACAGTACGACTCAAGGGTAGTGGACACTCACTATCAAATCTTTACAACGGAGGATGAAGACAATGCACAACTACCATGAATGTTCAACGTGCTTGACAATGTTTGTAGAACACCACGACCAGACAGCGGAGTGTAACCTTTGTTTCTCTTCTCTCTTAACCTATAGAGATGTAGCGGATGCCTTTGTACATGAGGATGATTATGCTTTGGAGGTTGAAACCGATCTCACTATATAGTCTATAAAGACTATGAAGGGTTATGTTAATATTTTCTTTTCTCTTTTCTTTTAAACTATAAAGTCTATTATAGCACAGATTGGTTTGAAAGTCAAGAGAGTACACAACTAAATAGATGTTGACAATAGAGTTCTAATATGTTACCATCTTTAAAATAAATTATAACGGTTATAAAAAAGGAAAACAAAATGAATAATATTACACCGATGTTTAAAAACAATACAGGTTTAACAGCAATAAGGGATGGAGGTTATGGCTCTGCTAACTTTGATATAGCCACTGCGCCTTTGGTTTATTATGCTGACGGCACTGGGTTTCCTAGTTCCAAGAATGTTATCTATCGTACTGACACATGTGAAGAGTTAGGTATTCATGGTCACGGTTACAAAGCAGTAGCACCAAAGCACATGATAGATGTGACGCGCAACATCATTGAGCGTTCGGGGTTATCTATTAACAACATGCAAGAAACTATTAGGACATCTCACAGTGGCTCAAGAACCTTTGTTCAATACAAGCTACCCGAACATACTTATACAACCAGTGACGGTGACAGTGCATCGCTTAGCTTGTTAGCCTTATCATCTTTCGATGGGACATGGCCGTTCTTAATCAGTGCCGCGGCAACACAGTCAGCATGTACTAATCTTCAAGTCTTTGTAGGCGGTGAGGTTTCAGTATATAAATCTAAGCACACTCAGTCCTTAGACATTGAGCAGGGCGGCAGAGTAATTACTAAGTCTTTAGAAGTCTTTAATCAGCAACGTGATCTGTGGAGAGAATGGCATGGCACAGAGTGTACTCCGCTCAGAGCATTCAAACACTTTGCCGAGGCACTAAAGTGTAAGACAGCACTAGACCTACTCTATCAAGGCGGCACTGTCCCTGAATATATTATGGGTGATATGCCAAGACGTAACAATAACCTAGCTTATATGTGGAATGTATACTCCAGTGTATATTCTAAACGACTTGGAGATAACTACTGGGCAGTGTATAATGCTATGACTGATTGGTCTACTCACTGTGATGTGTCAAGGTCTTCGAGCCGCGCTAACATTGCATCCATTGAGAACGATAGACAACAGGTGGTGCAAGAAGCTATTAAACACAATCACTTTATGAAGGTAGCGTAATGAAAATACCAGTAGCACCATTTACTTTAGACTCTAAAGCGCATCTCAAGGTGCGCTACATTTTTGATAGAAATGAATATGCTTTACAAGATGCTCTACTTGATATAGTTACTGGTGATAAAAAGTATTGGACTATTGCTGAGTGGGGAGTAGTTATAAATCATATTGTTAGTTCCGATTTAACTGTCGGTGAATACATTAAACCTTATAGGAAATAAAGATATGACTAAATCATTTGGAGAATACTACTTGAGTCTTGACCTACGAAACGGTGTAGGTTTAGACCTTGAGTTTGCAGACAGCCGACCAGTGTGGATAAGTAACTCAGAGACAGGCGGCTTAGCTACGGCATCCTTTGAAGGCACAGTGCTGATGTTACCGTTTATGATTATCACGCTAGGTAAGATATGGATGGACGATTAAGATGGGTGACGCTACGCATGGTGGCAAAGGTGATAGACAACGTAAGGTAGACACAGAGAAGTACAGTTCAAACTTTGATGCTATCTTTAAATACAATAGAGAGGAGTTAAAAGAAGATGATGATGAAAGCAGTAAACTGTCTGAGCGACACTGGCCTTGGGTTACTAAGATGGATAAAGAATAATGTAATGGAGCAAGAGCCTAAGCCTGTAGCAATTGTAAGAGTGATTAGGTTCCTATTCTTATGTTCAATTGCATACTTTTTTGCAGTCGTTTTTCTACTATTGAAGTGAGGTTTGTATGATATATAATATTGTTTTATTATTTGTAGGTACTATAACAATGGCAGTGGCTATTAAACTGCTGTACATTTCAGAGCTAATGATAGACGAGGAGAATAACTAATGTTCGCAGAGAGCATATCAGGTAGTCCAAGCCCTGCCGCAGTTGCAACAGCTAGAGCCGCAACAGATGTGGTTGATGGTAAGACACCGCTGAGCAGGGCTTGTGTTATGTACAATGTTAAAGAGCAGTCTGTCATACAGTTTATTATTGACAGCACTGAGTACGACACATTGATGAGGAGGAAATAATATGAGCTTTGATCCGCGTGACCCCGATGAAATTAAAGGGTTGATACTAGCCCTTATATTTTTTGCTATCGCTGTTGGTTCAGTAATAAATTCTTTTGATTAAAAGTGTTGACAACAATTAACAATCGTGGTATACTCCACGCTCAATTTTAAAACCACAAGAGGAAAGTAATATGGCTATCTTAGAAGGTACAGCAATGTGGGCATCAGTC